TTCAGTATCATCAGCAGTTGATTCATCGTCTTCAATCACAACTTCAGCAATAGTTGTAAAGAATGTTTCTGCACTAGTTCAATCTGAATCAAATATAACTGCATCTGCTTTAGCGGTAATACTTGCATCAGCAACAGTTGCGTCCGAATCTTCTGTAGTTTGCACCTTAAATCTAGTTACAAATACAAGTGCTTTTGTAATAGGAAATGCTACTGTTACAGTATCTGCTGTATTAAAATGGGAAGATAATGCGTTAATTGCAGAGAGTTGGACAGATATTAACGATACTTCAGAATCTTGGACTGAAGTAAGTAATGTCTCAGAAACTTGGTCAGCAATTTCAGATCAATCAGAGTCTTGGACTGATACTAGCGATCAATCTGAGTCTTGGACACTAACTACTCAATGAGGTAAAAATGGCTGATACAACAACCACCAATCTAGGTCTAACGAAGCCAGAAGTAGGCGCTTCAAGTGACTCATGGGGAACTAAGTTAAATACTGACTTAGATACTATTGATGCTTTGTTTGATTCTGGTCCTGTATTAAAACTTGCAAAAGGCGGTACTGGCGCTGCTACGGCTGCTGATGCACGTACAAACCTTGCTGTGCCTGGTACTGGTGTAAACAATACCTTTACTGGTAAACAGACGTTTACTGGATCTACAACAGCAGTTGGAACTAAGTTTGTTAACGCATTGGAAAAGGTAACTATTTCCGCAACTGCGGCAACAGGCACTATTGCTTACTATGCAACTACTCAGTCTGTTTTGTATTACACAAGTAATGCTTCTGCCAACTGGACAATAAATTTAACTGGTGCAAGCACTCCTGTAACTCTTGATACATTGATGGCTGTTGGCGAGTCTTTAACACTAGTTCACATGGTTACTAATGGCGCTACAGCTTACTACAACAATGTAGTGCAAGTTGATGGTACTACTACTGGAGTTACAGTTAAGTGGCTAGATGGTCAAACACCAAGTGCAGGTACTGTAAGTGCTATTGATGCTTACACATACACCATTGTTAAAACAGCATCAGCAACATATACTGTTTTTGCATCTAAATCACTTTTCTCATAAACATCATGCCATTAATAGCAACTATTGCATCAGCATCTGCTAGAGCATTTGGAGCTTTAGTAAGTAGTGGCCCATCTGGTCAGGATATTTACACAACACCAGGTTCATACAGTTGGACTTGTCCAGTTGGTGTTACCAGTATAGCTGTACTTGTAATTGGTGCAGGTTCTGGTTATGAAGGATTAGCTGGAGCTGGTGGTGGTGGTGGTGGATTAGCATATAAAAATAACATAACTGTTATACCTGGCAACACATATAGTTTAGTAGTTGGTAGAGGTGGCTTGGCAAATGAAAACCTTGGTCAACCAAATGGCGCTTATGGTACTGGTAGTTCTTTTAATGGATCTGCTGTAACTGCGGGTGGCGGTACTGGCGGTTGGTCTGTTTTTAATGGTTCTACATACGATAGCACTAATGGTACTGGCGGTGCATTCTCTGGTGACGGAGGTTCTGCTGGTCAAAATGGTTCTGGAGAAAATGCGGGTGGATCTGGCGTTTATTCAGGATCACCTAGCTTTGGAAATGGCTCATATTTGTTTGGTGGTACTGTAAATGGTACTGCAACAGGATCTAGATTTGGCGCATCACAAGCAAGTGGACAAAATGGTCAGAATGGTGCTGTTCGCATAATTTACCCTGGTGCTCTACGTTCATTCCCATCTACAAGAACTGGAAATTTCTGAGATGGCTAATTTAAGGCAACAGTTAGAAACACCTCCAGTTCCGAAGCTTGCTTCATCTGGAAATTCTTACTCGTCTGACTTACAAAATCAAAACAATGGCTCTTTAAATACATTTTTTATCAAGCTTGTTAATTCTTTAAATTCAGTACTTGGTATTCGTGGTGGTCGTTTTATGAATAACCCTTATGGGGCTTTTCAAGATTCAACTGACCAAGTAGCGGCAAACACAACTACAGCCTATCCCGTCACATTCAATACTACAGACTTTTCTAATGGTGTCTCTATAGCTAGTGGCTCAAGAATTACTGTAGCTAATGATGGCATCTGGAACTTGCAGTTTTCAATTCAGTTTAAGAACACAACAAATGCGCCTCAAGATGTGGATATTTGGTTTCGTGTTAATGGTACAAACATAGCCAACTCAAATAGTAGATTCTGATTTGCACAAAGAAAAGACGTTAGTGATCCGTATCACACCATTGCTGCTTTAAATTACTTTGTTAGTTTGAATGCACTTGACTATATTGAGATAATGTGGAGGCCAACTGACGTAGGTGTCGCTATTGAGCAATATGGGGCAGGAACAAGTCCAACTAGACCAGCAGTTCCTTCAGCAATTGCTACAATTAGTTTTGTATCTAACATATCTGTATAAAGATTTATATCATGGCCTACATACCTCTCCAGATCCCACCAGGCGTATATAAGAATGGTACAGATTACCAATCTAAAGGACGTTGGAACTTTTCAAACCTTGTTCGTTGGTTTGAGGGAACAATTCGTCCTATTGGTGGGTGGCGTAAGCGTACAGAGACACAGCTAACTGGTTCAGCCCGTGGCTTAATTAATTGGCGTGATAACAACAATAATAGACGTATCGCAATTGGTACACATTCAAAATTGTATGCTTTAAGTGAATCTAATACTTTGACAGACATTACACCATCAAGTTTGGTTGTTGGTGATGCAGATGCCGTGTTAAAGATTGGCTATGGTTACAGTACATACGGAAGTTTTGCTTATGGTGTACCTAGACCTGATATTGGTGCTTATTCTCCTGCTACAACATGGAGTCTGGACACATGGGGTGAGTATTTGGTTGGTTGCTCAACAAAAGATGGAAGACTTGTTGAGTGGCAATTAAACGTAGCAAATGATGCCGTTGCCATTACAAATGCTCCTACTAATTGCACAGGACTAATTACTACTCAAGAACGATTCTTATTTGCCTTGGGTGCTTCTGGCAATCCTCGTAAGGTTGCTTGGTCTGACCAAGAAAACAATACTGTTTGGACTGCTGCCGCCACCAATCAAGCGGGTGACTTTGAGTTAACCACTATCGGCTCTTTGCAATGCGCTAAACGCATTCGTGGGGCTACTATCCTGTTTACTGATGTGGATGTCCATACGGCTACTTATATTGGCCCACCATACGTTTACAGTTTTGAGCGTATTGCATCGTCATGTGGCGTTATTTCTAAACAAGCAGTAGCCGCTACTGACAGTTCATGTATTTGGATGTCTCAGTCAGGCTTCTGGCTATTTGATGGCTTTGTTAAGCCACTTCAGTCTGACGTTGGCGACTATGTATTTACTAACCTAAATACTACCCAAGCATCTAAGATTTATGCAGTTCATATATCTGCTTATGGTGAGATTTGGTGGTTCTATCCTAGTGCTAGTAGCAATGAAATTGATTCCTATGTAAGCTATAACTACAGAGAAAATCATTGGGCGGTTGGCACTTTGGCTCGTACTTGCGGTACAGATCGGGGCATCTTTAGTAATCCTATTATGGTTTCTGCTGATGGCTATATTTATGAGCATGAAGTAGGCAATGCCTATGATTCTCAGACCATATTTGCAGAGTCTGGACCAGTTGAATTGGGTGCTGGAGATCGTGTTTTAAGCCTAAATGGGCTTGTCCCTGATGAAAAGACATTAGGCGATGTCAAAGCTAGATTTAGTACCAAGTTTTATCCAACAGGTACAAAATTCGACTATGGCCCATATACGATGGCTAATCCAACATCTTTTCGGATTACTGGAAGACAGATAGCCGTAAAGATTGAGGGAAACACATTATCTGATTGGCGACTTGGAACTATTAGATTTGATGGTAAAGCGGGTAGTTTGCGATAATGGATTGCAGTCAATTTACAGAAAATGGAGAGCCGAAATGGTGGGTTCCTTATTTTCTGGAAAGTGAACAATTATTATTAAATGCGCTAGAATATAGTAACGGAACGCATAGTCTTGAGGATGTCGCAATGGCCCTCGATAAAGATGAAATGCAATTTTGGCCTGGTATTAATACCGCCATCGTTACTGAAATAATTACCCACCCAAAACAGAAGTCAATCCATGTATTCCTAGCAGCAGGGGACATGGATGAGGTTATCAGAATACTTCCATTTGTTGAAAAACACGGAAAAATGGAAGGATGCACTCACATGACCATGACAGGTCGTAAAGGGTGGGAAAAGGTTATGAGTAAGATTTACAAGGTCAATCCAAGAATTTTCTTGAGTACGGAGATATAAGATGAGTTTATCAAGTTCCAAACAATCATCGCAGTCGCAATTAGACCCCGCATTTAGAGATGCGTATTTAGCTAATTTGGAGACTGCTAAAGGCGTTTCTGGTGGCTTGCAAGCTAGAGAGTTTGCGGGTTTTAATCCTGACCAACTTGCCTCATTTGACATTACACGTCAATTTGCTGATCCAAACAGTCAACAAATGCAACAACTTGGTACTGCGGGTACTTTGGCTACAAGCGCAGGTTTGTATCGTCCTCAACAAGTTCAATCCCGTGAGGTACAAGCCGCTTTAGCAAATGCGGCTCAACTAGGCCGTGGGACTGTCAGGGATGTTGCTAATCAAGGTGTAACTGGTCAACAAGTAACACAAGAGGCGCTAGGCGCTATTGCTCCACAAGCTAGGGCAAATATTCGTGATGTGAATGCTGGTTCATTCTTGAATCAGAATATGCAAGCGTATATGAATCCCTTTAACCAAGCCGTTACTCAGCAAGGTTTAACTGAATTAGAGCGTTCTAGACAATTAGAGCAACAAAATACTGCTGCTAAAGCAACTGCCGCTAGAGCTTTTGGTGGATCACGCCAAGGAGTAGCAGAGGCAGAAACTAATCGTTCTTATGGCGATCTTGCTCAAAAGTTCATAGCACAACAAAATGCTGCTGGGTTTGAATCTGCAAGAACTTCTGCTGAAGCTGATTTGGCTCGACAGGCAAAAGCTCAAGAACTCAATCAACTTCAAGATGCGGCTACAACAAAGCAATCTTTGGAGTTGGCTGGTCAATTTGGCTTGGCTAATCAATGGGCTTTGCAGGTGCAAATCAACTTGCTCAACAAGGCGGTATGCAACAAGGCTTCTCTCAGGCTCAGTTGGATGCAATCCGCAATCTGCCATTGGAGCAACAACAGATTCTCAATCAAGCATTGGGTATTAATGTTGGTGGTGGCTCTGGTATGCAAAGCTCGTCAAGCGGCTCAAGCTTTGGTGCAAGTTTGTACGGAAAATAAGGATTTATCATGGATTTTCTATTACCAAAAGAGCAATTAAAAGGCTTATCTGAAGAAGATCAAAAAGCTGTTAAGGATGATGCTTTAAAACAATTTCTGCTAGGAAGTATCTTTGGTGGTGGTGGCATTGCTACTGGCTACCAAGCTGTGCAAAACATTATTCCCAACCTACAAAAGCAAAGACAACAACAAGGCTTGCTGTCTGAGCTTGGTGCAATCAATAAAGAGTTTTTCCCAACTCCAGAACAAGAGCAAGCTCAAGCACTTAATGCTAATCTTGGTAGACCAAGAACTGCCCCTAGTCCATACGCCTTGGGTACTACTTTGGGTATGCCACAAGAAAGAGTTGAGCCACAAGCTACTCAAGGTGAAGCGCCTAATTATGCTGATTTGCAAACACGTTTAGCTCGGTTATCTCTAAATCCTGCTGCGGCTCCAATGATTTCTAATTTGTCATCTGCATTTGGTGCATTTAAGCCAACTGTTACTGATGGTGTAGTTACTGACATTAGGAATAGGCCAACTGCTGTTATCCCACGTGCAGACCTTAAATCTGGATTGCAACTTGGTGGTGCTGTGCAGGGTGGAAATGTAAACTTTCAAACTGCCCCAATTGGTGGATTTAGATCTGCTACAGCATTAAATACTTTACCTGAGTTGGCAAAAGGTGAGGAGTATCTTTTTGATGCGACTGGACAACCAGTAGGAATTAGAAATGCCGCTGGTACATTAAATGCTCTTGCTGAACGTACTAGCACAGAAGTTTCTACTCGTGAAGCCAATATTCCTCGCCCAGGCTTTACACAATCTGGTGCGCCAACATTTACCTACGCTAAACCTCCAGGTCTTGCGGGTGGCGCAGGACAACCAGCAGGTGCAGCTCAACCAACTACTGCACAGCCAGAAACTGGTCCTAGTACTGCTCAAACAATTTTGAATGAAGCGTTTAAGCCAATTCTTGCTGATGCTTATAAAGGCTATCAAACTGCTAAAAAGACTACTCCAGTTATTGACCAATTACAAAATGCTTACAATCAGCCAGGTTTTGATACAGGTTCATTTACAAACGTAAGAACTCAACTAGGAAATGTTTTTAACAGTCTTGGTGTTTCTGGAGACAGAACTAAACAATTCTTAACTAATGCTATTTCAGCTCGTCAAGGTATTAACGCTTTAACAGGCGAGAGCTTGACTGAAGCAGTTGGAGCAATTTCTAACATTTAGCAGTTTTGCGTGAAGCAAATAAGCGTAAGCAAGAGTACTACAACTTTATTTCTGATCCTAAAAATGCGGGTCCTGATGCTATTCGCAAGTGGGAAGCATCTCCACAAGGTCAAAGGGGTATGTTTGAGTCGCCTTCATTGCGAAAATACCTTCCAACCAAAAAAGTTGTTGGCGGTCCTGATAATGGGAAAACTGCTTATATTTTGCCAAATGGCGATGCAGCGGTATTTGACTAATGGCTACCAAAGATCCAGTTTACGAATTTGCTAGGCACGAAGCCGACAGGCAAGGCGTTCCTTTTTCTTTGGTTCAGAAGATTGTTGAGACAGAATCTGGTGGCGCATTTAATGCAATAGGACCTAAAACACGAACTGGTGATCGTGCTTATGGACCAATGCAGTTGATGTCGGCTACTGCTAAAGATCTTGGTGTTAACAGAATGGAATGGAAAGATAACATCCGAGGTGGTGTTAAATATCTGAGCCAATTAACACAACAGTTTCAAGATCCCGTGTTGGTGGCGGCTGCTTATAACGCAGGACCTAGCAATGTTCAAAAGTATGGTGGTGTTCCTCCATTTAAAGAAACGCAAAATTATGTTGAGAAAGTTGTAGGTACAAACATGGCTACTTATCGTAAAGTTGATCCTTCTTTTCTTGAGCAATCAACAGAGCAACAATCTCCAAAGATTGATTTGACAGGCATGGCTACACCAGAAAGACAACAAAGCACTAGGTATCGCACTATTGATCCATCAATGCTTGGTGAGGCAGTTGTTCAACAAGCCCCTGTTCAACAGAATGCACCTACTCTTTTTAACCGAATAGGCAATCAAGCAGTTAATGAAGTTGGTCGGACAATTAGGTATGGATTGGAAGGTGCTGGAGGAATTGCTGACATCGTTGGATCACCACTAAATATGTTGATTAACAGGGCTACTGGTAGTCAGCTTCAAAACCCTAGCCAAGCAATGTCAAACTTTGCAAATTTACTAGGTTTGCCACAACCTGAAACTAATTTCCAAAGAGGCGTTGCCAATGTTACTCGTGCAGTAGCAGGTATTCCTGTAATGGGTGGTGTTGGTGGACTATTGCAACAAGCACCTAATTTAACGGCACAAGTTGTTGGCAGAGGATTGGCGGCTCAACCTATTGCTCAAGCAGCGGGTGCAACAGTAGGTACTGGTTCTGCTGAAATAGCTAGAAATGTTTTTGACATTCAAAACCCATTAGCTTTGCTTGGAATTAACTTAGCAACAGGTTTACCTGCTGGCGCTATTGCTGCTCGTGCAGGAAATATTCCTTCTGGCACACGTTATCGTGATCCAGTTACTGGTCAAATAATT